ATTTTAACTTTTGGTGTCTCTTTTATTACTACAGGTTTTTCTACTATTACAGGTATCTCTTCATGTGTATGAACAACTTCTCGTCTTTCAATTACACAATCTGGACACTCGCCAGTTTTCGTATCCAACACACATCCAGACATTGCGTGACAGACCTGTTCTGTCACATATTCAACTCCTGCTAATGCGGATGGACTCAAAAACAGAACAAACCATAATATAAGTATTAAATTTTTCATATTTGTTCCTATTTTATTGTTACATGTATATTATAACCTATTAGAACAAAAATGTCAAGTTTTTTACAAAGTTTTTTTACAATTTTCGACCATAAAAGATATGTCTATCTATCGAAGCCATCACTTTTTTCGTTTTACTCCATCTTGGATATTCTTCCATCCAATTTGCATGATAGTGCGTTGCACCATCTGTTATGTCAATTAGTGCTTTGTCATAGTGATTAATAAGAACTTTTTTAGCGAGTTCTTGTGCGGATTTCCAAGTTCTGCCTTCTCTTGGATCATCTCCCATTCCATCACAATACCATGAAAATTGACATCTATCTCTCACAGGAAAATGTTCATCTTTTTGAGCATTATAATAATGAATACCCTCTTGCACTACTTCACATATGGAATTGGGATAATTAGCACCCAATGTACGATTTAACGTTACATTCGCTACTGCTAATTTTCCCGCTGTACTCTCCACCCCTGCTTCAAAGTAAATATTTTTCGCCAGACAGAGAACATCTGCTGCTGTATATTTTACTTTATCAAATTCAAGAGGTTTGTAATAGTCTGGTGCAGCCTTAGTCTCAACTATGATTGGTTTCCATATTTGAGTAGGTGCATTGCTATTAATCGGTGAAGTAGTATACCATAGTGTAGCAAACAGAGCAAGGAACACCCTTACTATCTTTACCATACTTGTACCTTTTTTTGGTTATTAATTTCATTCACAGAAACATGTAATATAGAACTCATCAACCAAATGTAGTTATATTTATGCAATTTTATCGTTCAACAACGACTTTGTTACCAATCTACTCCCCCACTACTTGTCGTTGGAATAGTATCTTTTTTCACAATCTTGTCCTTCTTAACTGGTGGTTTGGCCGGTGGTTCTTCCTTTTCTTCAATATCTGGAAGAAGATCTGGCCAGGTATCCTTGACCAATTTATAGGATAATCCCTTATAAGACAATTTTCGATCCTTAACAGCAATAATAAGTTTTGCATCGTTTGGGTCAACTCGTTCTAATAATTCAACAAACATCGATTCTCTTCTGAGCATAGGAAGATCATGAGGACTTGGATCAACATAATAATCCAACTTTTTTACCTCAAAATGAAGTGAATTTGGAGTTGAATCCGCTACCTGCCCTGGCGTATATGGTGGAGCTCCAGATGGAAGATGCCATTTAACGTCTGGATGATAATTCAATTGTAACAACGCCCTAGTTGCAAAATTATCTCTATCAGTGAGAACTTGTCGTTTCTCTTCTCTTGTCTTAGCCTTACCAACCAAATCAAGGGTTTCTAAAATATTAAATTCTGCCATATCAAACTTCTCCTATAAATTGTTTATCTGTCAATGCAGTGGTTTCTGTTGCTTTATAATAATCTCTATTTTGCAAACTTCCGAATTGTGATTCGTCCATCCCCTTTGACCACACCGCACCAATATCGGGATAGAATACCCCCACAGACCTCTTAGGAGTTCCGTCAGGGTAATATGCCATAACAACACATCTTGGAACTACTTTATGCTCTTCATCTTGTCCCGAAAATATTCCAATCCAATCACCAGTTTTTAAATAGTGTTCACAATAACGAATATATGCTTTACGAGATGCGGCTTGCATTTCTGCTCTTCTTTGTTCTTTTTCTCCAACATGTCTGCCCCTTCCCTGTTTACTTAAAGCGGCAACCATCTCTTTGTTATGTTTAATCCATCCCTTAACATTCTTAAAGGAATAAGTATCATCATCTGGAAGAACAAGAACACGTTCATTCACATTTTTATACTCTGCTGGTTTTCGTTTCTTTCGCATATCTTTCATGCGTTCCCGAAGCGCTTCACGTTGTTCTTCTGAAATCTTACGAGTTCGTTTTGCCTTCATCGGTTTGCGTTCTATTTTCACTTTCTTTGTCATTATGATTTTTTCTTTTTAGTGTTTTCAATATTATTCTTGATTGTTTCTAACATCATTGTCCATTGTTTTGCAGTAGTTTCAATATCATAGTGCATATCATAGTATTGTTTTTGAAATGCAAGACCAGCTTGAACTGGTGGTTCCCAAAAATTATTAATTGCATCTTTCAGCACATATGCAAACTTCCTTGCGTGTTCAGTCTTATCTTGAACAAATCCATACATCCATGCAAAATTAGCACACGTTTCTGGAAGGACTCCAAGATTCGGACATACTACAATACATCCTGCACTCATTGCTTCGATTGCAGATATACATCCTGTTTCTGGATAGACATTTGGATATGCAAGGATATGTGTTTGTTGTAACGCTGACCGAATTTCATCATTAGAAACTGTTCCATGATAATTCACATTTGGTGTTTCTTTACATGCATTATAAAGAGGTTCCCATTCTTTGTCTTGTTCTTCCCAACCATATATCTTAAAACTTGAATATATGTCAAGTTCGACATTCTCCAATTTCAATGCTTTAAAAGCACCAATCAATACATCTAGTCCACGATGTGGTGTAGAAATATATGCAAGTCTGGTCGGGCCGTCTTTTGGTTTGGTATGTACTGGAATTGGTTCTATTGCGTTCTTGAGAACAACACTCTTTTCATATTCAACATCAAGATCCATATTATATTTTTCAAGTGACCAATCAGAAGGAAATACAAATCGTATAAACTTGTCACGATAAGTTTTATCTTTTAAAAATTGTACTTCTGGATCTTTTGAGGTGTCCTGAAACCAAAGGATTTTTGGTTTATCTTCATATTCACGAACCCTTGAAAGAATGATCTGAAAGTAGTTCCAGAGGTCATCAGGCACTCTCTCCTTGACTCTTTGATAAATCAACTCACTTCCACCCTTTGCATTCTTTGATTGTTCAACCACATCTCCGTCAGGTGGTGGTGGAAGTCCTTGTTCTTTTCTTTTCCGAATTTCTTTTATTTTGGAATCATCAAACTTCATCATGCTCATGAAGGTTCTCCTATCTTATCAAGGGCCTCCACTCTTTCAAGTGCTTCAAGAGATTCATTATTTTCTTCTGTCGGCGGTTCTGGTTTCTCTTTTCCAAAAAACCTTAGAACCGCCTGTAAAATTTTATCAAACATATTTTTTTCCATTGTATTATTATAACAAATCATTTAACAAATGTCAAGTTTTTTCTTAAAAAAGTTTACCTTGTTCGATGCCATGTAATTTATATTGAAGTTTTCCATCATGAAATACTTCAACATCATCACCATCTAATTGCTTGGTTGCAGCTTCGTTATCTGCATCTATTTTACTAAATTTCAATGTTTGTCCATTTTTTGTTTCAACTAGATAAGGGTTTTGCTCATTGGGGGTTCGCATAACTGTTCCTTTAAGTGAAATCCTGTCCTGCATATGTAATACGCATCTACAATGTCAGAAACAGGGTTAGAAATTTTAGTTGATTTCGGAGATAATTGACTCTGAAGATCAACCTGTGTTTCAGATAAAAATGTTTCGTACATTAATTCTTTATTGGCATTTCCTTTTCCTGTGGCGTGTTTTTTAATTACTGTGGGAGGAATCGTGGTATATTTGAATCCAGCTTCTTTAAGTTGTTTTTTGAGTATTCCAGTATTCTCTCCAATATTGAAAACTCTTCCTGTCGCTGCAAATGCATAATCTTCCAAATAAACTTCATCTACCCGGCCATTAAACCACCGAATACATTCAATAGTCCAAGATGCAAGTTTACTAAATCTTTCAATGTCATCCGTATATTCTGGATAATCATATGCAAATATCTTACTTAATGATTTATGTGATTTGTTTTGTTTCAAAAAATGAAACTTGCAATTTTCAAATTTTATCTCATTGTCAATTATTTCTGCTACACATACTGCAGGCGATGTTAGTGAATAATCAATTCCTGCAACAAATTCAATCTTCTTCAAAAAATTCGTCATAATAAGGTGCCATTAGTATTCCACAAAAAGAACAATGAAATGCATGTTCTTCCTGTCTGGTTCGTATGTCATCTGAATCGTATATCATGGTATATTTCACATTACAATTATTGCATTCTACATCCAATTCAACTTCCATGTCTCTCCATTTAAAGGTCTACAATCTCACATCCATTTTCTGCTGAACAGGCAAGTTCTTGTGATGCTACCGTATAATCTTGCTGTTCATAATTAGACAAG